ATAGTATAAAGAATCAATTTAAATAGAGGAAACAATGTCACAATATCCAAGAAAAGCTCAAAACATAGAAGCACCACAAAGTTTAAAATCTGTATTTATGGAAGTAGTAAATGAAAAATATAGAAAAAATTTAAAAAAAGTACAGGATGATCATACATCAGGAGTACCTACATTTAAATCAGTTAGAAAAGCTCAAAAACAATCTGCTTTGGATACAACAAAATCTGAAATAAAAAAAGATTCTAGCCTTAGTAAAGCACTAAAAAAGTTAAAGAATTAATGACAGCATTAACTAAAATAAAAACAAACGAGAAACAAGAAAAGTTTCTTGACAACCTAATATCTAATGGTGGTAATATAACTAAAGCTTGTGTGGATGCAGGGTATAGTCCTAACACAACAAACTGGTTAATGAGGAAACTAAAAGATGAGATTATTGAAAGGACTAAGCTTCACTTGGCTAGTGCAGGAGTTAAGGCGGCAAGTCGTATCATTGAAGCTTTGGATGCTGATGGTAGTATCCCTGCTAATCAATCAGATGTACGAATACGTGCAGCCAATGATATCTTGGATAGGGTGGGTGTATCAAAACGTCAAGAGATACATACTCAAACTGAAATACTTCATGGGGTTGTGTTCTTACCTCCTAAACAAGAGCAAAAAGATATTCCATACGAAACAGTAGAGGGTTAAATGGTATACGCATTTTTTGAAGCAAAAAAACAAGGCATTACTAAACAAGAACTAAAAGAAACAAAGGATAAAATTCTTGGAAGAAAAACTGGTAAAGTTTATTCTAATCCAACAAGACAACCACAAACTACAAGTTCTACGTCTAGTTCTAAACCAAAAGTTGGAGCAGAAAAACTAAGTGATTTATCACAAAGATTAGAAAAAGCTATAAATAAAATTGTAGGTAGTGCAACTGTTGCTACTAAAAAGAAAACACCTCCTGTAAAACCTAAAAAGAAAACACCTCCTAAAAAGAAAGCACCAACTAAAAGTGGTGGTGGTGTAGGTGGTTTTGGTAAATTCAGTACTATAAATCGTGCTAGAAATAAAAAAGTTGATTTAAATAAACCATTTGACGTATAAAAGGAGAAAACAATGGTATTACCGGGTGCAGATAAAACAGTAAAGATAGATCCAGATGCTGAACTAACAAGAGAACCACCATCCTTAACAGATGACGAGAGAATTGCTATTGAAGCAGCAAGTGATGTTAATAATACAGAGGGTGTTACTCTTGAACAAAAACAACGACATTATAATAGAATGTCTGAAGCATACCCAAACATAAAAGGTATGCTACGTGAAGCTTTACAGCTACCACAAAAGAAATACGGTGGTGGTTCAGTTAGGTCTAATAGAGGATATTAGTGTTTGAACGCATTGACGTTAAAAAACTAGGACCACAGATAAAGATACACCGACATAAAGGTCGATCAACAATAATAAAGGCTAAGAATGGCAAGACCAAAACTAAAAGAGGGCGAAAAAGGTAACTATAATACCTCTAAAGCTGTTCTTGCTAGGAAAAAAGTAACAAGACAGCTTAATTTAAGACGTAAAGAACTCGCTAAAGTAGAAAAACAGAAGCAAAATGCCATACAAAAGCGAGATACAGTTAAAAATGCTCTTGATTTAATTAAAAAAGGTGGTATAACAGAGCAAGAATTTGTAAAAACACTACCAAAAGAGGTAAAAGAAGCTGTTGAGAGTGGTGTAGAGATCACTTTTAAGCCAAATGCAGGTCCTCAAGAGCAGTTTTTATCAGCACCAGAGAAAGAAGTACTCTATGGTGGTGCAGCAGGTGGTGGTAAGTCGGCAGCAATGTTAATGGATGTGTTAAGATACGCAGATAACCCAAATCATAGGGGTTTATTGCTACGTAGGACACTAGGAGAGCTATCAGAGCTTATAGATCAGTCTAGAAAGCTCTATCCAAAGGCATTTAACGGTGCTGTGTACAAGGAATCAAAGAATTTATGGATATTTCCATCAAAAGCAACGATACAACTCAGTTATGTGGACAAAGATTCGGATGTTATACGTTTTCAAGGGCAAAGTTATACATGGATTGGTGTAGATGAGCTTGGGCATTATCCTACTCCATATGTCTGGAACTACCTCAGATCAAGGCTACGAACCACAGATCCGACAATCCAGACGTATATGCGAGCGAGTGCGAATCCCGGTGGTGCAGGTGGTTGGTGGATTAAGAAGATGTTTATCGATCCTGTACCTGCAGGTGAACCGTTTTGGGCAACAAATGAGGAAACTGGTAAGACATTAATCAATCCTACTACAAATAAACCTTTGTTTCAACGTAGATTTATACCTGCTAGGCTAACAGATAACCCATATCTTACAGCTACAGGTGAATATGAAGCAATGCTTCTATCTCTTCCTGAAGTTGAGCGTAGAAGATTACTAGAAGGTGATTGGGATGTTGCAGAAGGTGCAGCATTCTCAGAGTTTAACAGGTTAGATCACGTGGTAGATCCATTTGATTTACCTACAAACTGGACAAGAATAAGAGCAGCAGACTATGGTTACGCTAGTCCTTCGTGTGTGTTATGGGGTGCTGTTGATTGGGATAATAATCTCTGGATATACAGAGAGTTGTATGCAAAAGGTCTGACAGGTGAAGCTTTGGCACAAGCAGTAATGGAAGCAGAACGAAATGATCCACCAATGATGATATCAGTATTGGATGGAGCTTGTTGGTCAAAACACGGCACAGGACCTTCAATTGCAGAAACAATGATAAGAAACGGAGTTCGGTGGATACCTGCCGACAAAAACCGTGTATCAGGTAAGATAGAAGTTCATAGACGGCTACAAAAAAATGATTATGATGAACCACGCTTACGAATATTCTCTACCTGTACAAACCTTGTGAGAACTCTACCAACACTACCAATCGCAAAGACAAACAGTGAAGATGTAGATACTCACGCAGAAGACCACGCATACGATGCGTTACGCTATATGGTTATGACTAGACAAACAAATCTACCAAGATACACTCAGTTTAGTTCTGACCTAACAAAAAAATATAAACCAGTTGATGAAGTATTTGGATATTAATATATGAGTATAACAGGTGGACAAGAAGGTCGTACACTTAACCCTGAAGCTGCTAACTTTTTAGAAAAAGCAAAACAGTTAAGAGGTACTAGCGATGTTGTAGAAAGTTTAGAAGACTTAACAACCGAAGAATTTTTAGCAACAGCTTTAGATCGTGAGTATACAAATAAAGGTCAAAACCCTTATGGTGATAATGGTATTTTAACACACATAAGAAATTATGGTGAAACATTACCAAATACAGGTAATGGTTTAGGGGATGAACTTTTAGAAATGCCTGTAGGTCAATTCTTTCAAGAACATTTAGAATCTTTTGATGATTACATACAAGGTAAAGGAATAAAATTTCAACCTACATACCAAAGAATAACAGAAGTTGGAAAATTTTTTAATCAAGTAACAGATACTTACCCAAACACTATACAGCTTCCGATTAAAAAAATACAACTTAAAAGAGATGGTTCTATAACAAGTGTAAGACCAAAATCAACTCCGTTTTTAAAAGTAGGTAAAAATAGACAAGGACAACGTGTTCATAGAATGGACAAGTTAGATATGGCTTTTGATTTTCTTGAAGCACGTTTAAATAATTTAAAAACAAAAATTAATACAGGTGAAGATCCTCAAACAGGAGCTAAAATAAAAGACATAGGAGCTTTAAAAAGAGAACGTGATATTGCTCAAGTAGCTCAAGCTTTACTTGCCTATCAGGTAACAACAGGACAAAGAGGTGGAGAATCATTAGCTTTAGTTGTTTTTGACGATGAAGCTACAGATGGTTTTGACACAGAAGGTAAACCTGTTACTGTAGATCCTGAAGCAGCAACATCTAACACACACTACGCTACTTTTAGAAAAGAAATAGATTTAGAAACTGGTTCTGTTCGTTATGTTGTTGATACTCCTACAAGAGTTACAAAAACAAGTGTAGACTTTGGTGGAGAAATAAGTCCTAGAGTTGGTGCTATTATTGATAGACAAATTAGAAGAGTAGAAGAGATGGCTGAAGGATTAAAAGAAGATCCACCTCGTTCTGTATTTGCAATAGGTAAATATAATAAAAATGGTAAAATTATTGGAATTGAAGAAAGTTATGATTACACAAATACAACATTAAAAAATGGAATACCTGTTCTTAACTCAGACAAAGCTCCTAATAAAAAAATTGTAGATGCTATTTTTGGTCCAAAGGGTATGTTAGCAATATCAGGAATTTCTTTTAATAAAGAGTTTGTGAATCCTAAGACAGGAGAAAAAGGTGCTGTTCAAAATTTCTTTTATGACCATGATATAAGAAGATCTGTTTTAACATACGCAAGAACAGGAAGAATACCTGAAATTGCTGAAAGAATGAAAGCAATAGATCCAAATTATGATTTAGGAGCAGATCATGCAAATTCTTTGCTATCATATATGGTAGGAAGAGATGATAATCTTCCTGTTGAAAAAAAGTCTTATTTAAAAAAGATGGCACATTTAGAAATGCCACATTTAGGTACATTTCATACTGCTCTTTCAGATATGATTATGGAAGAGTCAGATTCTTTTGCTAGATTATCAGCAGATGCAGCACAGGATGTGGGGTATAATCCTACTAAAACAGGTATAAAATTTAGAAAACAAATAGAGAAAAAAGTACCAGAAAAAAATACTTTTAGTAGTTCAGATCCTTTATCTAAATCTTCAGTATATAAAAATACTGCAGATGATGATCTAATTAATGAAATGCTTAACAATATAGATCCTGATACAATGGATCTTGATTCTGAACAAACAAATATATATAAAGAAAAACAAAAGAATAGTGGACAAGATGCTGCAAACAAATACAAAGATAGTATTACAGATAAAACATCTTCATTATTAGGTGATAATAAAGGTCCTAAGTTTGATCCAACTGTTGATTTTATGGGTTTAAATACAGCTAGTCAAATGATACAACAACAAGTAGGTGATATAGCAAGTGATTTTAAAGCAGGTAAAACTTTATCTGCAGTGGGTAAATCTTTACCTATCTTAGGTCCTGTAGTTGGTGCAGGATTAGCAGCATATTATTATTCTAAACCTTTAGAAGATTATATTGTTGAAGGAGATGAAACAGAAGATGAATTAAAGGCAGCACGTAGATCAAGAGCTTTAGCAGAATTAGGATCAGGTTTTAGTCCTATACCAGAACCTGCAGCTTTAAATTTATTAAACGTGTTGCCCGGTGAACAAAATTTAAACATAATGTCTGCAGCAGAAGCAGTAGCTCCAACAGGAGAAGAAGCAAAGGCAAGAGAACAATCAGGTTCATTTATATTTAATGAATCTAAAAAAGAAATGTCATCACCTGAAGATAATACAAATAGTGATGATATGTACACCCAGATGAGAAATCTAATGGGTGGTGAAATCTCAACTTAAACAAGGAGAAACAAATGCAATTTGATAAAATGAAATCTATGCAAGGTGATATGAATCCTGTA